AAAAGCATTTTATGTAGAAACAACAACAAGCACAGAAGCAAAACAATGTGCTAAAGTACATATAAGACTTATACTTGAAAACGAAATAATAAAACCATCTAACAACCAATCAATAGAGTATTATCAGGAAGTACTAAACGAAATAGGTAAACTATGAACAGAAAAAAATTAATACAAAAGCTGCAGCAATTATTTGACAAATTACCAAAGGGTAAAGAAAGAAAAGCAATAAGAGAAAAATTGCTAGAATTAAAACTAAATAAAAATAAAAACTAAAAACGTTATATATATGGAACTGGTAAAAATTAGTGAAGTAATACCAAATGAAAATAACCCAAGATTTATAAAAGATTATAAATTTAATAAATTGGTAAATTCAATTAAAAAATTTCCTCAAATGTTAAAATTAAGACCAATTGTTGTAAATAAAAACATGGTTGTCCTTGGTGGTAATATGAGATTAAAAGCATCTGTTGAGGCTGGTTTAAAAGAGGTTTATATTTTAAAAGCAGATGATTTGACAGAGGAACAACAAAAGGAATTTATTATAAAAGACAATGTTGGATTTGGACAATGGGATTGGGATATGTTGGCAAATGGTTGGGATAATCAATTATTAGGTGATTGGGGTTTAGATGTTTTAGAATTAGAAGAGAGTTACGAAGAGGGAGAAATTTCAGAAGGTGATAATGAAACAGAAAAAAACGAAGTGGTTATAACTTTGACTATGCCTAATTATGAATATGAAAAAATGGAAATAGATTTTCAAAATTTTATTAAAAAATATCCAAACATAACATGCAAAATACAAAACTAAATGTTTTAATATACCCAATGCTTTCGGTAAATAACCTTAATGCAGACAGCAATTATATTATCATAAAACAATTATGCAATGAATTATTAAAAACAAAAAAATATAATTTTTTTTTATTAATTGATAGTAATAGAAAATATGTAAAAGATGATTTAAACTCTTTGGTTAAAATTTTAAAAGTGCCAATGCCAAGAAGTAAAAAACATCAAGTAATACATTTTAATTCTAATATTTTTAGAGAAATATTTAAAAAATATGCTTTTGATATTATATGGAACAATGTTGTGGAACAAGGACATCATTTAAAGTATTTCCCCGATACTATCGTTGATGCTTTTAGACCAAAGGTATTTAATTATCACCATTATGTAATACACAGAAGTTTAGAGAAAATTACAAATTATTTACCTTGCACCCATATTTTATATGACCAAATAGTAGGAAGTTTAGGAACAGACCTTAATTTTTTCCATACTCAATATTGTTATGATATGTTAATGGAAGAGGCAAATGATATTTTAAACGAAGACAAAATAAAACTATTAAAAGAAAAAAGCATTATTACTCTTGGTGGTTACACTGATAAAATTAAAAGTAAAAACAAATACGATAAATTTACTTTTATTTATAATCATAGGCTAGATGGGTATAAAAATTGGCAAACCACTTTTAATATATTTGACCAATTATGGGACGAAGGGTTAGAGTTTCAAGTTATTTTAACAGCTGGAGACAAAGACAATATAAATACAATCAATAAAAAACCATATTGCATTGTTAAATCCTTTACTAAACATAGTGATTATATAAAAGAATTATCCAAATGTCATGCAAACACCATTAACAGCAGACACGAAACATATTGCATCAGTATAGCGGAAAGTATAATGAACGAACAAATCACCATATTACCAAATAGGTGTACATTTCCCGAATTAGTTGGTAAAGGTTATCCTTATTTATTTGATAATGAAGATGAGCAATTAAATATGATGAGAGAAATAATAAAAGAAAATAAAAGGCAATATGATTATAAAACTAAAAACCAATTAACATTAAAAAACCATAGTGCAAACATTAATAAATATTTTCAAAAATTAGGTGTAATAGAAAAAAGTGATGTTTTTAATAGTATAAAAAAGGAACACAGCAAAAAGGAAATAAAAAAATATCTATCAAAACATGATGAGGTAAGTTTACACGTTTTTAAAAATTTTATATTCTCTTTAGGATATGCATCACAAAGTTTTCCAATGAAAAAAATAAAAGTTGTATTAAATGAATTAGGATACGATTATAACATAAATACGGATAAATTTCAAAAGATTTACTATGAATAAAAACAACAAAAAACGACATATAAAGGATAATTTAATTGCTGCGTTAGAAAAATCAATGGGTGTGGTAACAACAGCTTGTAAAAATGTTGGCATACATAGGTCTACTTTTTATGAATATTATAAAAACGATGATTTATTTAAACAAGAAATAGATGATATTAATAATGTGGCTCTTGATTATGTAGAAAGCAAAATGTTTAAGCAAATTGAAAAAGGAAACACTCAATTAATTAAATTTTATTTAGCAACAAAAGGTAAAAAAAGAGGTTATATTGAACGTCAAGAAATAACTGGCGCAGATGGTATGCCTACTAACTTTCAAATAGAAATAATTGATAAAACCGAAGATACAGACCAACATAGTATATAAGCATCTCGCTAATACGGATAAAAAAATTGTTGTTGAGCAAGGCGGTACAAGGTCGGGTAAAACATACAATATACTTTTATGGATAATATTTAACTATTGTGCAAACAACAATAATAAGGTTATAACAATTTGTCGTAAATCATTTCCTAGTTTACGTGCAACTGTAATGCGTGATTTTATGGCAATACTCCAAAATTATAATTGCTATAGTGAGCAATATCATAATAAGTCTAATTCAGAATATCACCTATTTGGTAACCTAGTTGAATTTATATCTTTAGACCAGCCACAAAAAATTAGGGGTAGGAAAAGAGATTTGTTATTTGTCAATGAAGGGAATGAGTTGTATTACGAAGACATGCAACAATTATTATTTAGGACACAAGATAGGATAATACTTGATTTTAACCCATCAGATGAGTACCATTGGATATATGACAAATTAATACCAAGAGATGATTGTGTTTTTTATAAAACAACTTACCTAGACAACCCTTTTATTGAAACATCTATTAGGAATGAAATAGAGAGGCTTAGAGATACAGACGAACAATATTGGCAGATATATGGGTTAGGTGAACGTGCAGCCAGTAGAAGTACTATATTTAAGTATGTTGAGGTAAACCAAATACCACAAAATGCAGATTTAATAGCATACGGAATGGATTTTGGTTACACAAATGACCCAACAACTTTTGTCTCTGTTTATAGTGAAGGACATAATCTTTACATACAAGAACATTTGTACAGAACCCAAATGACTACAAATGATATTAATAAATTCCTTAAAGAATTAAACCTTACAAGTAAACCAATATATGCTGATAGTGCTGAACCTAGATTAATATCAGAACTTCGTTCAATGGGTAATAATATATTTTCAAGTATAAAAGGTAAGGATAGTATAAATGCTGGTATTGATTTATTAAAAAGGTACAAAATACATATCCTATCCACCTCAACAAATGCAATAAGTGAGTTTAGGAATTACAAATGGAAAGAGGATAAAAGTGGCATGTTGATTAACACTCCCGAAGATAAAAATAATCATATAATTGACCCATGCCGTTATGCAACCTACTCAATTTTAAGCCGACCAAACTTTGGTAAATATGCTTTACATTAAAATATAGATTGATAATAAGTTGTTTATATGTTAATAAAATTGTATATTGTAATATATTAATTAAAACAAAACAGATATGACAACAAAAGAAATTGCAGATGAAATTACACAAGAAATGAAAAATGTATTTTCATACCTTAATAAATTAAGGGATAGTGGGGAAACAAATATGTTTGGTGCTACACCTTACATTGTAAATGAATTTAATATGGAAAAACAAACTGCAGCAAATTATTTAATATTGTGGATGCAATCATTTAAAAATGAAAAAAAATAAAACACAAATAATAATAGTATTAATATTAGCATTTTTTGTAATTGTATTAAATGCTTTAAACTTATATATAAATGGAATATAGTAATTGTTGTGGCGCAGAGCCAAGTTATTTAAGTGATGAGATATGTGGTGATTGTTTAGAACACGCAATGTTTAACGAAATAGAAGAATAATGAAAAAATTAATACACAAAATTTTAGTAAAGAAAAGCATAAGACCATACAAGATAATACCTTTGTCAACTGGTGTAATTGTAGAACATTACCGTAATGGTAAATTAAAAACAGAATATTATGGATTGGTATAGCCCACCAGAGTACAAAGATTATGAATGCACAGAATGTGGTGCAGATATAGACAAGCCTGGTGTGTGTAGTGGCACTTGTCACGAGGCAAGTATGTTATAGTTAAGTTAGTTAGTTTTGTTTAAAAGGTGCATCAGAAATGGTGTGCCTTTTTTTATTATATTTACTTATTATAAAAAACCATTTTAAAAACGTTATATAAGTATGAATATCAATATTACAATACCAAATGATTTAAGTGAAATTACTTTAAGGCAATATAAACATTTTCTTAAAATACAGAAAAATGTAGATGATGAAAGTTTTTTAAACGCAAAAATTATTGAGATATTTTGCAAGTTAAAACTTGAAAATGTAATGAGATTAAAGTTTAATGATAGTGAACTAATAGTAAATACACTAACAAAAATGTTTGAACAAAAGCCTAACCTAATTAGGAGTTTTAAATTAAATAAAATTAATTATGGGTTTCATCCACAATTAGATGATTTAACATTAGGTGAATATATAGATTTAGACACATTTATAGGTGATTGGGAAAACATTGAAAAAGCAATGGCTGTTTTATACAGACCAATAGTAAACAAAGTAAAAGAAAAATATACAATAGAGGAATATGTTGTAGGTAAAGATGCTGAAATTTTGGACATGCCTATGGATGCGGTGTTGTCTTCAATTTTTTTTTTGTGGAATTTAGGTCTGGACTTGTCGAAAACTATGACGAATTATTTAGACAAGGAACAGACAGAAGCCTTGACGCAGTATCTAACTTCACAACCAAATGGGGGTGGTATAACTCAATTTACGGACTTGCTCAAGGAGACATTACTCGATTTGAAAATATCACTAAATTAAATGTACACGAATGTTTCATGATGTTATCATTTATGAAAGACAAATCAGAAGTAGAAGCAAAAAGAATTAAACAAAATTTTAAATGAGCCAACAAGGAATAAGAGGATATTACCAATTAACCTCAACGATAGAAGAACAATTAAGAGGAACGGAATTTACCAATACAGTTTCTATTGGTGATATTAGCAAAGTAAACCTAAACAAGCAAGACATATTTCCATTGGCACACATGATTGTAAATAGTGTTTCAGCAGAAGAACAAGTGTTAAGGTTTAACATAAGTATATTAGCTTGTGATATTGTAGACCAATCAAAGGATATAACTACAGATAGATTTACTGGCAATGATAATGAGCAAGATATTTTAAACACACAATTAGCAGTCTTAAATAGGCTTATACAACGTTTAAGAATGGGTTCACTACATACAGATATGTACCAACTAGAGGGTAATCCAAGTTTAACACCGTTTCACGATAGGTTTGAAAATCAACTTGCTGGTTGGAGTGCTACAATGGACATACTAATTTACAATGATATATACATTTGCTAATGGTACTGAAAAATGTAGAAGAATATTTAACTGGTATTGGTGTTGATGTTGTTGAACAAGCCAAAAGAAACTTATCTGATGCTAGGAAAAGCAATGGTGATTTATATAACACACTTAAATATGAACTAGAAACTGGTGACAATTCTTTTATCATAAAATTCTTAATGCAAGAATATGGTATCTACGTTGATAAAGGTGTAAGGGGTAAAACCTCAACCTATCCTAAAACAGCTGCTGCATTATCTAAGTTTCAGTATGGAAGTGGAAACTTTCCAAAAGGTGGTTTAACTGAGGGAATTAATGAATGGGTAAGAAAGAAAAGGTTTCAGTTTAGAGATAAAAAAAGTGGTAAGTTTATGAGTTATGATAGTACTGCTTTTATGGTTACCAGGAGTATTTACAACAAAGGTATTGAAGCAACAGAGTTTTTTTCTAAGCCATTTGATAGAGTTTTAAAAGAAGTACCTATTGAGTTGGTAAAAGCATTTAAACTAGATGTTGAATTAGGATTGATAAAAGGAATAAAAATATAAATTATGGATTGGACATTAGGCATAGCATTTCATTTTCCACATAACAGACTTATGTTAGGTTGGGAGTACATAGCAAAAGATGAAAGGTACACATACACAACAATTAGGTTATATTTATTTATAGCTACACTAACATTAGATTTTTAAGATGGCAAATTTAGCATTAAGAAACCCACAGTTTAAATTTATAGATGCAAGTTCATCTGCAAGGTCTGTTGAATGTTTAGTAACTATTAATGGAACACTAAGGTATACACTTATAAAAAACCTACCTACAATATTAACTGGAACACAAACCATTAATTTTGACATAGCAGAACTTGCAAGAGATTACATTGAGATTACTTACCAAACAGACTACGTGCCACAAACAGTTGATATTTTAACAGTAATAAAAAGTTACACATTAATAAATGGGGAAAATGGGGGTGGTTCAGAACTTGATACAGTAACTTATACAGATGTAGGTTTTGAAGCCTATGGAACATTTGAAGAAGAAGTAAATCCAACTGTACCTTTTGGAAGAAGTTTATCTACTTATTTAATACCTATAAACGAAACTA